GGACGTGATTTGGACTCGTTTTGTTGGTTTAGATGATTTAGTTGCCATAAGATTATTCAATAATAGTAACCAGTTTAGCATAATGGTAGTGGGTAGTCAATAGAGATTGGAACTATTAGCGATAAATGTATCTAATCAACGATGAATATAAATAAGAGTGTAGTTCGCGGGCGTAGGAACCCCAACTACTCTAACGCTTACGGGAGCAATCAGCATGATATTTAGTAAAGAGAATACCCCATCTGGGTTTTATGTCTATATGTACCTCAGAGAAGATGGTTCGCCCTATTATATCGGTAAGGGTAAAGATAAAAGGGCATGGAGCTATAATCATAACATCAATTTACCTAAAGACACTACTAGAATAATCGTTACTCATTGGGGACTTACTGAGTTGTGGGCGCTTGCCATGGAGCGATGGTATATTCGTTGGTATGGTCGTAAAGATTTAAATACTGGTATTCTTAGAAATGGAACTGATGGCGGCGATGGTAGAACTGGACCAAGTGAGAGACCAGGAATTGCCATACATGATAAGAATATATACACATTCTATCATAGAGATGGTACAGTAGAGAGTTGTAATAGAGCTTCATTGGTAAAAAAATATAATCTCAATACTGGTTGTATTGGAGGAATAATAAAAAACCCAGGAACAGAGCATCAGGGCTGGAGGACAAGCCCTCATCGACTATTATGGAACATTCCTGATCAATCAGGTAATAATAACAAGAACTTTGACCGCACCGTATATAACTTCATTCATGATGATGGCAGAACCGAAGATAGCACTGCGTATGATTTGAGAACCAAGTACAATCTCAACGTAGGTAGTGTTAGTAGCGTGATCAACGGCAAGCAACGACGAGTTGGTGGTTGGAGGCTAGTCAAGTAAAGATAAATACTTGATATGCCACGCCTAAGTCTATACTCCCCAACTAAATCGAATAACTACAAGTTCCTTGATCGAACTATCAAGGAGATGTTCTCAGTTGGGGGTACGGATTTATTGATACATAAGTATCTTGGTCCCTCTAATACAGGCCCAAGCAACTCCCTAGTCCAGCCTCAGATAACTAAACCGGATCCTCTTGCTATTCAAGACCTCTTATTCTTAGAGAATAGAGACCGTAAGTATGACAGTGATGTATATCGCTTGAGAGGTCATTATTCCGTTGCCAACTTAGACTTTGATCTGTCGCAGTTCGGCCTATTCCTTACTAACGACATTATCTTTATCACTGTTCACTACAATGATATGATAGACTTGATTGGCCGCAAGTTGATGGTGGGCGATGTGTTTGAATTGCCGCACTTAACTGATTATCACCCCTTAAATGAGGCTATTCCTGTATCTCTTCGCCGTTATTATCAAATTACTGATGCTAACTATGCTAGTGAAGGCTTTTCACAAACGTGGTACCCGCACCTATGGCGCATCAAGTGTGAGCCTCTTGTCGATAGTCAACAGTTTTCAGGTATTTTAAGTACACCTACTAACACAGACAACTACATGGGCGAGTGGAGTGAGACAGTGGTGTATAACGAGGGTTACACGGTGACATACGGCGGTAAAACTTATACGCCAGTTATCGGTAAAGGTCCTGTTCCTGCGGGTACGCTTCCCACTGATACCACTTATTGGCAAGTTGATACTGCTGGTACTCTAAAAGATTTGATCAGCACATACAACAAGAATATCGCTATAAATGATGCCGCTCTAGCGGAAGCATCTAGATTACTACCACAGACTGGCCTAGATCGTAGTCAACTGTACTTAGTACCATCAAGTACTAACAACGTGCCTGCTCCGCCGATCAATATCGTTACCAACAAAACTGGCGGGCCGTTATTAGGTACTGGTACTATTTCCACATATAGTAGCAAGCGTTATCGTAACAGTAGTACTGGCATTCGAGTTAGTTCTAAGGCGGCCAAAAACTTATCAGCCGGACAACGTGTAGTTTTGAGCACTGGAGTAACAGCAACTGGTAGAAACGCCGAGGGTAGCGGACGTGTGTTTGGCGATACTGTATTAACAGCGACAGTTTACACGGGAACTACTAAAACTGGACCATACGGAACATCAGATAACATTTATTCAACTGCTGACCAAGTACCTAATTTCTATATTACAACTACTGATACTCTTGCTAAGAGCACCGTGGTATCTCTATTAACATGGAGTGATGATTTAAAGGTAGGATTGACTATTGATGGCACTGTTTATAGTAACAACGGTACGCCAACTAAAGTTTTTGATACTGGCACTAGTATTACTGGCTTGAACAAAACTGCCAAGACTATTAAAGTAAGTAGTGCTACTAAAGTTGATATGATTGGCGGCGTACAATTAGAAGTTGCTACTAATTTTAGTGGTATTTATAAGAGTGTGTTAGTTGAACAGACTGGTTTGGGTAAGTCAAGTATTGTTTTATCAACTTATAATAAAGATTTAGTAGTCGGCAGTGTTATTCGTGCTACTGTTACTACCACTGACGGCGGAACTACTAGTATTTTTAAATCAGGCACTACTATTACTAGCATTAGCGCTGACGTTGATAATAGTGATTTAACTAATTCACTTAATACTATTACTATTACTACTAGTAACCCTACGCTAGCGGGTATGAATGCGGGTGATCGAATTGAGTTCGGATACGATGACGGTAAGTTGATTGATGGCACGATGGACTTTCGTGCCGATGAAGATCCACGTTTCCAGTTCATTCGTCGTGCTTCTCCTAGAGCATTTGGTTACATTGCTGGATACGGTAGCGGTGACGGCACTGCTCCTAACGGCGAGCCTACGGGCAAGGGTATTGTGTTTCCTGCTAACCCTACTACTGGTGAGTATTTCTTACGTACCGATTATGTTCCACAAACACTGTTTCGTTGGGATGGTAGTCTGTGGGTTAAGATCAGTGAGAAGATACGTACGGCATCCGGCTTCGGCACTGATAGTAATAATCAGAAAGCTGGTTTCTTGAACAATACCTCTACATTGACTTTAACGGACGGTACTACCGTATCAAGTCGTCAGAGTTTGTCGTCTGGTTTGAAGCCTGACTAATTTTACTTACCAGCGTTTAGTAAAGCAACAATTTCATCAACAGTTTCGCTGACTTCCCATGTTCCGTGAGGTGGACAAAACACAAATGTTACGTCTTCTACAGTTTCATCTTCACGGGTAATAGTATTACGGAAGATTGATACGATTACTTTAGAATCGATTGCTACTCGGTGCCCTCTGAGCGCTGGACTAGCGTTTGTTAGTGTGATATACATACTCTTACTTATTCAGCGTAGATAGCGCGATAAATAAATAATAACCGGAGACTATCATCGCTACCTATTTTTACGACAGTCAGGTCCGACGATTCCTGACACAATTCGGCGCTATTCTTTCACTCATTGACGTTCAGTACGGAAGTGACCCTAAGGGCAACCCTATCTTACATCGTGTACCAGTTGTGTACGGTGATGGGTCTCGTCAGGTTGCCGCAGCGATTGCCAACAACAGTCCAAGTACTCTATCTACCGTGCCTATGATTTCGTACTATATTAGCGGCATGAAGTATGACCAGAAGCGTACTCAAGATCCTACTTTCATTGATAAGGTCAACATTCGTCAGAGAACTTTCAACCGTGATACGGGCACTTATGAGACAACTCAGGGTAACGCTTTCACTGTTGAGCGTCTAATGCCAGTGCCGTATCAACTAAGTATTACTGTTGATATCTGGGCCAGCAGTATCAATCAAAAGTTAGAAATTTTTGAACAACTAGGTGTACTTTTCAACCCTAGTATCGATATTCAAAGCACTGATAACTTTATCGACTGGACTAGTTTATCGGTTGTTTATCAGGATGACCTAAACTGGACTAGTCGGAGTGTTCCACAAGGATCTAGTAACAATATTGACGTATTAACATGGCGCTTTTCGATGCCTATCTGGATTTCGAGTCCTATCAAAGTCAAAAAATTAGGAATGATTCAAAAAGTTATTGCTAGTATTTACAAAGGTGCGGCTTTAGTGGATATGCAGAACGATAGTTTGTTATTAGGCACTCGTCAAAAGATTACACCTTATGGTTATCAATTGTTATTAGTCGGCAATCAACTACAAATTCTACCGGCTAGTATGCCAATTGATGATAATGTAGATGAAGCTGATCAATCTAGTCATAATATTTATGGACCAGATACTGCTGTTTACTGGCACAGTGTACTCAATGCTTATGGCACTATCAGACCTGGCGTAAGTCAAATTGTACTTGAGAACGAATATATGGCAACTGAGATTGTAGGTACTATTGACTATAATAGCGATGATGATCGAATACTGATTTATACGATTGATACTGGCACTATTCCTAGTAATACACTAACTAGTGTTGATATGATTATTGACCCTAACGTCAAGTATCCTAACAATGCCCATGCTCCTAGCAATACATTGCCTGCTGCCGCCGTTGGCCAACGTTATTTACTAGTAGATGACATCTCACAACAGCGAGTATACACTACAGGCACAGTAACAGCATGGCAGGGTCTAACTCGAGGTGCTCGGGCTAACGATATTATTCAATATGGCTCAAGTACATACTCCGTGTTTACTAGTGGTACTCAAGCTCTAGGCACTACTACACTAACACTAAATGATGTTGGTGATATTGATATTGGTTATCAAGTCAAGGACAAGGTCAGCGGTACTTTACTCGGTCTAGTAACTACTGTCTTGTATGATAGCAATCAGATTATCATCAACACTGCTACTACCGCTGCTATTAGTAACGGCGTTGAGTTGAGTATTGTCGGTACTGGCTGGTACGTTGACTATACTCCTGGTACGTCAGTTGAATATGTGACTAACACTACTAGTGGTATTCAGTATCGAATCAACGACGGCGTATGGCGTAAGTCGTATGACGGTTATTATCCTCAAGGCGATTGGCGTATCGTAATCTAATGGAAAAAGTTCGTAGACCTATCAACGCTATCGGTGTCTTATTCTATGCTCGTTCGACTGGGCGAGTGTTGTATCTCCTGCGTAATAGTCGTGAGCAGAATTGGGGCATTCCTGGCGGTAAAATTGAGCGGGGTGAGACCCTGCGTGATGCGCTCCTGCGTGAGTGTCGGGAAGAGATAGGTCATGTGCCCGATAGCAGGTTGTATCCGCTTGATTGCTATCGTAGTAGCGACGGTAAATTTACCTATCATACGTTCTTCTGCGTGATTGATGAGGAGATTGAGGTCAAGTTGAACAGTGAGCATATCGGCTACTGCTGGATTGAGGCGGGAGTGTTGCCTCGGCCTTTACACAACGGTCTGTATGCTACTATGACTGATCGGACGATACAACAGAAGATTAGTATCTTGTTAGAGACGGTGAAGTAAGTCATCATCATCGATATCATCTATATCTATGACATCTTCAAGGCGACCGCCGGCCGCGATGTAGGCACGTTCCATTGCTTCTGTTTGCGCTTGTACCATTGTTCGAATTGCTATTGCCTTTTGTAGCAAGTCTTCCTCTAATTGAGTTATCTCTTCTAGTGTTTTCACTACGGTCACTTGTTTGCCGAACCATTCGGGCGCTTTATCAAGATTGCCGTCTTTAGCATCTTGTAAGTCTTTGAGTATTTTTGAGTATTCTACTTTCATATGTTATTTAGTTCACGCTATCTACGAATAAGAAAAGCCCCTGTCCTGGGGCTTTACTATTTGCTAATATTACTATTATGCGTTGTTGACTGTGGCAACTTCGTATAAGCCAGGTGCTGGTTTAGTAGCACTTGCTGCACCGAATGTTAGGTAGTAGCCGACGCCCGCGAATGTTACACCGAACTCGTCGCCTAACTTTGCTAGTCGTGCTGTTGCCGCTGCGGCATCAGTGATAGTGATAGTCATTGTGTCGTTTGTTAGTGCGCCGTCTGCTAGGTCTGCTAATACGCAAGTACCGGTGTTTGTGCCGTCACTTACTAAAAACTTACGTGCGCCTTTTTGGCGAATGATATAACCAGTTGCTTCTGCGTTAGAGCCGATCTTTACTTGGCATACGATTTGTGTTCCTGTTAGTGCTGTAT